GACAACCGCCTCTGTAATGCTCTAATACTAGTGACTGTGCTACTCGGATGATGTACACTCTTATTTTTTTGCCCGCCCTGGGCAAAGAGTGACCAATTAATCTGGATGATATATCTCAGTAATGATAAAAGAAAAATGTTGATGAGCGCAAGCGAAATCAACAGATGACGTAGTCATCTTAGAAGAATGGCATTCCTGATTTCTTGGAAGTTTCTAGATTATCTTTAACTATCTTGCCTATGAGTTTGCGTTCGTCTAAACTCAGCATCATGGATTCCTCATAGCTCAATCCACCACGCATGTACCAACATAATCTTAGGGATTCTTCTTTTAAGGCTTTTGACTGTGCTTCAAGGCGATCAAAATACGCTTCCATAGCTTCTATGGACATAGTCAAAAGCCTTATACGAAAAAATTAGAATTATCGAAGTTGAGTTCTGATTTGTAGGATTCTGTACACTCACTGCAAGTAATTTCTAGTGGTACCAACTTGTTATCTTTGGTCAGTTGTTCAATTTGAGTTTTTATTTCGTTGTACACATTACGATCACAATTTTCAATAAACTCTTTGATATGTTTGACTTCGGTAACTGCGTGATCGTCTTCGGTCACAATTGATTCAATACAGTTTACCAACGACATGATATTCATGTCAGTCAGGCGAGGGAACACAAGATTGAACTGTTTGGTTTTTTCTTCGTCGGGTAAATCACTATTGGTAATAGTGTCTAGCAGTCGTCGTTGTTCAAACAGAATCATGTTGTTGGTGTTTAGTGTTTCAAATGCCTGCGGCTTAAAATTGAATGTTAAGCCTTCTAAACTAACAGGATTGTATTCAGGTACTCGTAGGTTGTCTAACAGCATTCTTAAATCAACCACATTGGAATTTTCTGCTTTGCAATGCGGGCAGTTGGTTTCAATGTCCATGTCATTGCCATAGCTGGCTATGCGTATGGCAATTAAAACAGCATCAAGATCGCAGCTGGGAATCTTCCAGGCATTTTTGATATTTGGGCAGCAACTTTGAATTACATCGGCTACACCAACACCGTTCATTAATGCATCGGGTGTTTTGATAGTGATTTCGTCTTTGACAGTCATTGGATACACCGGTATTTCGCCAGTGGCAGGTACATCCAAAGAACCTTCGGGCCAAAAGCGTCCTTGACTGGGCAGTCTCAGATAAATTGCAGGTTGTCTAAAATGCTTGAACAGCGGATTGGTAGCAGGATTTGCCATGTTTTTGATCCCATAAATATATTTGATATAGTATATTTATAGGTAAAAAACATGGCAGTTAATATCAGTATTCCCGGAATTGGCCTAGTGCAGGCAGAAAATGCTGCAACTGAAGCTACCTTGCGACAGCTAGTACAGGCCATGGGGGCTCAACAGACCCGAACAAGACGGTCAGATTCTGAAGTTGCCCAGGCCACTAAACAACAAGCAGGATTTGCTGACCGTGCTGCTGATTCTTTGGAGCAAGTGGCATCTAACGCTAGATCCAGTGAAAGTGCAACCCGAAGTTTATTTTCCAATCTATCTGAGAATATCAATCGTGTTAGTTTGGCAGGGTCAGATATCAAAGATTCAGGTGCTGCAACTTATCTTAAACAGTTAGGTGCCACTGCGGTTGAGGTTTCGGCACTATGGGCCAAAAACTTTGGCGAAATGCCTAACAACCCTGTAAAAGCTGCAACTGCGTTATTAACAACCAATGTCGATATGGTTGCTGGCGCATTCAGTGGAGTCACTGGCAAGATACTTGAAGGTCTAAAGCTACCTGGAGGGGAAAAAATAGTCAACGCACTAACAGGCCTTACTGCAAGTGCAACTAAAACTGTCCTCACCATGATGGAAAAAGAGTTAAACGACAGCATAAGAATGATGAATACGTTTAACAAAATGGGTGCCAGTTTTGCAAATGGTATTAGTGAAATGCGACAACTAGCATTTGACGCAGGAATGAATGTGGACCAATTTTCTCAAGCAATGGAACGTGCAACACCTTATTTGAAAAATATGGGATTAACTACTGCGGGTGCAATTTTTAAAGTATCCGAAGTTGCTTATGAATTTGGTCGAGTTCGAGCTGATGGTACTTCGTTACGCAATGAACTACGTGGCTTGGGTTACACAGTTGAAGAGCAGTCAGAATTGGCAGCACAGTATCTTGCAATGCAGCGCAGCACAATGACCGCTGAAAAATTTAATGCCTTGAACGATAAACAAGTAGCAGAACAAACTAGAAAATATGCTGAAGATTTAAAAGTGCTTACTGACATAACAGGTAAAAATGCCAAAGCAGCCATGGAAGAAGCCAGAACAAAAGCCATGGAGGCCGATATCATGGCACAACTAAGTCCGGAAGAAGCAAATAAATTTAGAGAAGCCTATGCTGCTATGCCGGACTATGCTAAAAAAGGTTTCTTGGAATACGTGTCGTCGGGCGGTCAAGCAATAACTGATCAGGCAACAAACATAGCAATGAGTCAGAATAGAGAACTTGAAACTTTAATTAAAGGCACTTATGCAAACATCAAAGATGCTGGTACTACCACTAGCCAAGTTCAAGACACTGTATTAAAACAAATAACTGCGGTTGGTGAAGAACAGCGTCGAGTCACTAAAGAAGCCGGCGGTGGAATAATTGGCATGGCTAACCGTCTTGGTGCATCTGGACTAGATCAAATCGCCAGTATGTTTAATGCCATGGTATCGTCGGGACTTTACAGCAAAGAACAAGTGGATAAATCTAGAACAAATGCACAATCAATGGCAAACTTAACTAATGAATTACATAACAATGTAGTTAAACTTCAGAATGATATGCAAAACTTTCAACTTAATGTATCGTCCCAACTAACTCCAGCTCTTGGTCCATTTGCAGAAGCAGTCAAACTTATGTCGCAAACAATGAGCAATTTTGTTGTCATTAATGCAAGACTAATATCTGGACAACAACCTGCACCTGGACGACGTCCAGGTGCTCCAGCTGATCAACCTTACCCTGCAGAACAATATATACCAGATATGAAAGAATTGGTCAAGAAGGCGTCTATTGCATTTATGCAATATATAGAGAAAACTTTTAAAGGGCATGCATCATTTGCAGGTGGTGGTATAGCTAGCGGTCCTAACAGTGGTTACATGGCCACATTACACGGAACAGAAGCAGTGGTGCCATTGGATAGCGGGGCAATACCAGTACAACTTAGCGGCGCCACTGGCGGTCCAGACCTAGCAGTGGCGGTGCAGCAGATGCAAGCAACTTATGCCGCAGCTATTGCCGCAGTTCAGAAATCTACCGCAGCTGATGCAACAAAAAATCTTGCCAAGGAACCAGTTAGGGAATTGCCTGAAGCACTTACTGCGGCAGTTAATGCAGCTCTAGCCGGACCGACCGGGTTAAACGAAATTATGACAGCAGTAAAAAATCAAATTACTGAGGACAGTAGAACTCAAACCAGTATGCTACAGCAGCAGATTGACAACTTGGTAAAGCTGGTAGATGCCATGAATGACAATGTTCGCTACAGCGAAAGAATCGCCAATGAGCTAGCATAACACGGTAAATATAGCATACTCGGAACTATTCATGTCTTGGAAAAAATACTTTAAATCATCAAATTTGCCTAGCAATGTAAGCCCAATTGGCAGTGGTCGTAGTCCAGATCCTGGGTTTAAAAACTATCAGAGCAATCTCCCAGAAGTGTACATTGGGCATCCAAACCGTGTTGAACGATACAATCAATACGAACAAATGGACATGGATTCAGAAATCAATGCCGCATTGGATATTCTTGCTGAGTTTATGACTCAAAAGAACGAAGCCAATGGCACAGCGTTTGATATTAGATTTAAAGATAAACCCACAGACAACGAAGTCAAGATTATCAAAGAACAACTGCAACAATGGGTTAGCCTTAACGAATTAAACAAACGCACATTCAAAATTGTGCGTAACACAATCAAATACGGAGATCAAGTGTTTGTGCGCGATCCAGAAACATTTAAAATGTTCTGGGTTGAAATGCACAAAGTTACCAAAGTTATTGTCAACGAAGCTGACGGCAAAAAGCCCGAGCAGTACATACTCAAAGACATCAACCCAAACTTTCAAAATTTAACAGTTACCGCAGTAGCCGCATCTGATACCTATATCAATCACCCACAAGTGGGTGGACCAAGCGGAGCCTATGTGCAGCCAGCTACTCCTTACAGTGGCGGATCGCGTTTTACTCATGCACAAAACGAAGCTGCAATCAATGCAGAACACATTGTACATCTGAGTTTAACAGAAGGTTTAGATGTATATTGGCCGTTTGGTAATTCAGTATTAGAAAACGTTTTTAAAGTTTTTAAACAAAAAGAACTGCTGGAAGATAGTATTATTATCTATCGTATACAACGTGCGCCAGAACGCCGGGTGTTCAAAATTGACGTGGGTAACATGCCAACACACATGGCAATGGCCTATGTTGAAAAAATCAAAAACGAAATACATCAACGTCGTATTCCTACACAAACAGGCGGTGGCGCCAACATGATGGATGCCACTTATAACCCGTTGAGCATGATGGAAGACTACTTCTTTCCAGTAACAGCAGAAGGTAGAGGCTCTAGCATTGACGTGTTTCCTGGCGGTCAAAACCTAGGCGAAATCACAGATTTACGCTTCTTTACCAACAAATTATTCCGCGGTTTACGTATTCCCAGCAGTTATTTGCCTACAGGGGTAGATGACGGAACACAAGCAGTAACTGACGGTAGAGTGGGCACAGCACTGATTCAAGAATGGCGCTTTAACCAATACTGTAAGCGTTTACAGTCAATGATTGTAGACAAATTGGACGCCGAATTCAAACTGTTTATGCGTTGGCGCGGTGTTAATATTGACAGTCAACTGTTTGATTTGATATTTGAAGAGCCACAAAACTTTGCACAGTATCGTCAAGCTGACATTGACAGTGCCAGAATCGCTACATTTACACAGCTAGAAGCTTACCCTTACATGAGCAAGCGTTGGTTAATGAAACGTTATTTGGGACTAAGCGAACAAGAAATGAGCGAAAACGAAACAATGTGGGCCGAAGAACAAGGCGACATTGATCAGGCTCCAGTTGAAGATCCAAACTTGCGTAGTGTTGGCATTAGCCCAGGTGGCATTGCTGGCGATCTAGACAATGTGGCACCGTTACCAGCTGAAGGTGAAGCCGGACCAGATCAAATGCAAGGCATGAGCCCAATGGGTGGACCTCAACCGGGTGCCACAGCAGGAGTAGCACCAGCACCTGCAGGTGCAGCACCTGTTTAATTGGCAGATTGGGTAAATACAAGCATGGTACTTAACGAACTTTATGAACCAGCAAAACCTGGATATCAATCTTCGGCAGAAGATAATACTCCTATGAAGTTAAGCGATTTACGCAAAACTCGCTTGACTCTGGCAGATCTCAACCGCTTACGCATGGCAAACGATGTGCGTCGAGTTGAACACGAAACCAAACTAGAACAGATTACAAAACAGTACAAACCACCTGCTGCTGCCGCTGGACCAGTGTAATCTTGCAAAATCCTTCAAAAAACACCCATTTAACCGCATAATCTGCGTAGTTATGTAAATATATTACAGCCATATTATTAAGGAGTTCCCAAAATGAACAAATATGAACAATTAATTGAACACATTATCAACGATGACGAAGCGAAAGCTCGTGCATTGTTCCACGAAATTGTAGTTGAAAAATCACGCGACATTTACGAAAGTTTAATGGACGAAGATTACACCGAAGAAGACATTGGTGGCAATCAAGTACAAGGCCTAGTAGATGAGATTGCTATGGACGAAACCAACGGCATTGGCGAAGGCAATGACGAAGACAACGGTGAGATGGACATGGATGACATGGGCGACATGGATGACATGGGCGACATGGGCGGTGAAGAAGATCTAGAACAAAAAGTTATGGATCTTGAAACAGAATTAGAATCACTAAAAGCTGAATTTGAACAGCTAATGGGCGACGAAGCCGGCGAAGAAGAACATGGCGACATGGACTTTGATGCAGGTGACGAAGAAGATTCAGACGAAGAAATGTTTGGCGGCGACGAAGAAGCCGGCGACGAAGAAATGTTTGAAGCTGCTAAAGACGATGACGAAGAAGACGATGAAGAAGAAATGACTGAGTCTCGTAAAGCCTATCCAAAAACAGCAGTTGATTTAATGCGCGAATACGTAGAAAAAATCAGCGCACCTAGCAACACAGAATTTACTCCAGTAGGTACTGGTGCAGGTGGTGACAAGCCAGCTGGTAACACCAAGAACCCACTAGCAGGTAAAAACGACATGGGTGGCACAGCACAAAACATCGCTAAAGGCGGCAACGAATCAGCACCAGACGGACAACGTCCAAATGGTAAAGCAGGTGGCTTCCTTAAAGGCGCACAAGAAATTGACGTAGCTAAACGCAATGTTAACAAACCAGGCGGCAACAAAGGCGCACAAAACTGGTATAGTAACAAAGCTAAAGCTAAATCTGGTGAAGGCCAAACTACTGACGGATCAGTTCCAGTTCAGAAGAAAAGCATTGAACCAGGTGGCAACTAAGTTAGGGCAATAATATGGCTTTGTACCTAAAAGAGAATCTTACTTTTGACCGTGCTCAGATGGAGGTCCTTACCGAGGACTCCACAACAGGTCAAGGTAAGAATCTTTATATGAAAGGGATATTCATCGAGGGCGGCGTGAAGAACGCCAACCAACGTGTTTATCCCATTTCTGAAATCACAAAAGCTGTAAGCCAAATCAACGAGCAGATCAAAGATGGACACAGTGTCCTAGGCGAAGTTGATCACCCTGATGATTTAAAAATTAATTTGGATCGTGTGTCACATATGATTGAAGGCATGTGGATGGACGGTCCTTGCGGTCACGGTAAACTAAAAATTCTACCAACACCAATGGGTAAACTAGTGGAAGCTATGATTACTAGTGGTGTTAAGCTAGGTGTTAGTTCACGTGGATCTGGCGAAGTTAATGAAAGCACAGGACATGTTAGCGGTTTTGATATCATTACTGTTGACATTGTAGCACAACCTAGTGCCCCGCATGCATATCCAAAAGCGATTTACGAAGGACTTATGAATATGCGTCACGGCCATAGAGTGTTAGATGTAGCGCGAGATGCTACACAGGATCAAAAAGTACAGAAGTACCTGAAAGAAGGCTTAACACGCCTTATCAAAGACCTTAAGTTATAACAGGAGAAACCTAATGTTAGATGCTATCAAACCATTGTTAGATAGTGGCATCATCACAGAAAGTACTCAGCAAGCAATTAACGAAGCTTGGGAAGCAAAACTTCTTGAAGCCAAGGAAACTGTTAGAGCTGAACTTCGTGAGGAATTTGCACAACGCTATCAACATGACAAACAAGTAATGGTTGAAGCTCTAGACAAAATGGTAACTGAATCTCTACAAGGCGAACTACAAGAGTTTGCAGCAGAGAAGCAGGCACTAGCTGAAGATCGTGTGAAATTTAAAAATCACATGAAAGAAAGCAGCGCCAAATTCAACGATTTCATGGTTACTAAACTAGCCGACGAAATCCGTGAACTACGTGAAGATCGCAAAGTATACGAAAACAGCGTAAGCCGTTTAGAAAAATTTGTTATCAAGTCACTAGCAGAAGAGATCCAAGAGTTTGAGCAAGACAAGCAAGCGGTAGTTGAGACAAAAGTTCGTCTAATTGCTGGTGCTAAAGAAAAACTTGCTGAACTACAAAAGAACTTTGTTGCTCGTTCAGCTGAACTAGTTCGTGAATCAGTTACTAGAAAACTAGAGTCAGAAATGACTCAACTCAAAGAAGACATCCACATGGCTCGTGAGAACATGTTTGGTCGTCAAATCTTTGAAGCCTTTGCAAGTGAATTTGCTGTTACTCACCTAAATGAGAACAAAGAAATTCGTAAGTTACAGGCTATCGTTGCAGCCAAAGAGCAAGCGTTAGCGGAAGCTAAACAGCAAGCTGATCAAGCTTCAATGATTGTTGAATCAAAAGAAAAAGAAATTCGTATTATTAAAGAGTCAACAGAGCGCAAGGAAACTATTGCCGGTCTATTGAAACCTTTAAACAAGGAAAAAGCTACAATTATGAGCGAACTCCTTGAAAGTGTGCAAACTGCTAAATTGCAGAGCGCATTTGAAAAGTATCTTCCAGCTGTTCTAAACAACACAGCCGCAGCAGTTGCTCCTAAAAAAGCAATGTTAGCAGAAAGCCGTGTAGAAGTAACTGGAGATAAAGCTGCTAAGACCAACGTTGAAAGCACAGACACAGCTAATAATGTGGTTGAGCTAAAGCGTTTAGCAGGGCTTAATTAAACCCTAAAAGGAAAAAGGAAAAGAAATGACACAAGCACTATTAGAAAGCCGTTGGGGCGAGACCAAAGAAGCCCTGTTAGAAGGCCTAAATGGTTCAAAGCGAACCACAATGGGTGTAGTTCTAGAAAACACCCGTAAGCACTTGATGGAAACTGCTACTGCAGGTGCCACTGCTGCTTCAAACGTAGCTACACTTAACCGTGTAATTCTACCAGTAATTCGTCGTGTTATGCCGACAGTTATTGCTAACGAAATCGTTGGTGTTCAGCCAATGACTGGACCTGTTGCACAGATCCACACTCTACGTGTTCGTTATGCTGACACAACCACTGACAGCGCGAGTATCTATGCTACTGGCACTACAGCTGGTGACGAAGCACTAAGCCCATTCAAAATTGCTGTTGCATACTCTGGTTTAACTAATGGCGGTACCGCTACTAGTGGCCGTGCTGCTGCAACTTCAACTCTTGAAGGTGTGCCTGGTAACCGTATCAACGTTCAAATCTTAAAGCAAGTCGTTGAAGCTAAGACTCGTAAGTTAAGCGCACGCTGGACTTTCGAAGCAGCTCAAGACGCACAAGCTATGCATGGTTTGGACATTGAAGCAGAAATCATGGCTGCTCTTGCACAAGAAATTACCGTTGAAATTGACCAAGAGATCCTAGGTTCTCTACGTTCATTAGCCGCTACCGAATTCACATTCGACCAAGCTGCTGTTAGCGGTACTGCTACATTCGTTGGTGACGAACACGCTGCACTAGCTGTTCTAATCAACCGTACAGCAAACTTAATCGCATCACGTACACGTCGTGGCGCTGGTAACTGGGCTGTTGTTAGTCCAGCAGCATTGACTGTTCTTCAGTCAGCTACTACAAGTGCATTTGCACGTACCACAGAAGGTACCTTTGAAGCACCTACAAACACCAAGTTTGTTGGTACACTAAATGGCGCAATGCGTATCTACGTTGACAGCTATGCTAGCGATAGCCAAGCTGTTCTAGTTGGTTACAAAGGTTCGTCAGAAGCAGACGCAGCAGCGTTCTACTGCCCATACGTTCCTCTAATGAGCTCTGGTGTTGTTCTAGACCCAGCTACTTTTGAACCAGTAGTTGGCTTTATGACACGCTATGGTTACATTGAGTTAACCAATACAGCAAGCAGCTTCGGTAACGCAGCTGACTACTTAGGTGAAATCGCTGTAAGCAACCTATCATTCCAGTAATCATGGAATAAACTTTTTACCCCTCGGGATGGGAAGTTACTTAAAAGCGCCGCAAGGCGCTTTTTTGTTGACTATACTATAAATACTACGTTCATATGAACTTATGCAGAGCCATCTGTGTAGGCCTAGAACGCCACTTTAAAGGAGAAATAAAATGGCACGTGGATTAAAAATTAGTCATGAAAGAGATGACGGTACATTGGTTGATCAGAAAGTTTGGGGATCAACTGTAAACGGTAGTACTGTAATTGGTGGTACAGGTGGTCGCCCACAGTGGATCACCGGACAAGGATCTAAGACAGTAAAAGTACAGTATAGAACTACAGCAGGTGTGTTACATGCAAACGCTTACATCATTAGCCAAAAAGGATCAAAGCAGTTCCTGGTTGCTAATGCAGTTGGTGCAACAAACGCAGGAACTCATAGCAATGCCAGCGTAACTGTAGCCACTTTGACAGCAGGTGCAGATGCTGCAAATGCAGCACCAGCCAGCGCAGCAAGTACAGCAACAGTAACTGGATACAACACAAGCAATGTTCAGTTCTATGTAAAACGTATTTCTAACAAATATGTTTGGGATCAGAACGATGTTCGTTACAAATGGCGTACAAGCGATTATGTAGCAACAGCTACTTACGCAAACGTAATTTGCCACTAATAGTATTGGTGTATCAACAAGAACCCGCTTCGGCGGGTTTCTTTTTGGAATTGGCAAACTTTATATCAGCATAAATACATTAGATAAGGACCAATGAAATGTCTGCTGTGCAAAATTTAAATACAGATCTGTTAATAACAAACAAGGTAAATCCTGCGGCTGATATCACAATAGCTACTCGCACGGTATTCATTGATGGTAACCTGCAAGTTGGCGGTAACACTACCACAGTTACCAAAACAGAATTAGAAGTGTCAGACAACACTGTCACTGTAAACAAGGGCGGCGGCGGAGCGTCGGGTGTGGTATTGGGCTACGCAGGTCTTGAAGTTGATCGCAAAAACCCTAGTGGTACCGGTCTTGCAAATGTGTCAATTCGCTGGAACGAAGCAGTTGACAAATGGCAAATTACCAACGACGGAACCATTTTTGGTAATATTACAACCAGTTCGGGTGTAGGTGCAATTTCTATCATTGATGACCCAGCACCTCAACTGGGCGGTAATCTAGATACCCTGGCTAGAACAATTTACAGTAGCAATGTTGCTGTAGTCAAATTTGATGATAACGTAGCAATACAAACAACCACAGTTGCACCAAGTGCAATTGCCAACTACAATGTAATCTACTCACAAACACCAAACGGTGGCGGCTCAGGGTTATACGTAACCAACACAACAAACTCTAATAGAGAATTGGCTAGCAGCAGAAAAGCAATTGTCTACTCGCTAGTATTATAAGGACAACAAATGGCAATCACAAGCACAGCATTAGACGTAACAGCAACTACAATCTACACCAGCAGCGGATCAAACGGTGATGCTGTTACCACAATGTATTTTTGTAACAGAGACAGCACTACTCGTACATTTAGTTTACACTTGGTACCATCAGGCGGATCTGCAAACGTCAATAACATTGCATACAGCAATAAAACCGTAACCGCAGGTGACACTTACATTATTGATTGGGAAAAATTAGTACTGTCTACTGGCGATATGATACAAGCAACTTCAAACACAGCCAATGCAATTGTTGCATCAGTGAGCACAATAGGTCTATAACAATGGGAAGATATCTTAAAAATACACAACTTGAAGGCGGCAGCTACGCCGTTCAATTGCCATTGGGCAGTACCAGTGTTGGTCCTGATGTGCCTGTTGATGGTCAAATTAGATTTAATTTAAGTAACACCAGAGTTGAATTATTTTATAACAGTCAATGGAATCAAGTCGCTAAAATTGGCACTGTGTCTATTGTGGTTGACGAATTCACTGGTGATGGTATAACTACGCAATTTACTATGAGTCAAGCCGAGTCCAGCGACGGAGCAATATTGGTGTCAATTGGCGGAGTATATCAACAGCCAACAACTAACTATACAACTAACGGCAGTACAACAATTACTTTTACTAGCCCACCACCAGCACCTGGTGTTAACCCTAATAAAATTGTAGTGGTTCATAATCTTAACAGCACCAACGCTGTGTAAGGACAAACAATGGCAATTGGGCGTATATCCGGACCAATGCTGTTTCCAAACCTGGAACGTCAGGGAGTAGATCTAGCATTTCAATCAAACTTACTTTACCTAGATGTTAACAATCTACGAGTAGGCGTGATCAATTCCAGTCCGCAATACGCATTTGATTCATCGGGTAATGTAAAACTGGCCAACATTGTAATTCTTGGCAACACTATTACCAGCAACACTGGTAAAATAAATCTGGGCAGTACCGCTAATATTACAATAGCCGGTGGTGTAGCTAACAATGTGCTATACACTGACGGTAACGGCAATTTAAACTGGGGTCAAATAAGTGACCTTGATCTTAGTTGGGACAACTTAACAGTTACGTCAGGTAATGCACAAACTTGGTATGCAACCAGTTTAAATTCTACCGAAGCAAATTTAACTGCAATAACAGTCACCAATCTAAGTGTTGGTAATATTCTTACTACCAGCGGAAATGTAACTGCAAATATCTCAGGCAATATAAACGGAACATTTGGTAACTTTACTAGCAATGTAACTGCTGACTACTTTGTTGGTAATATTGCATCTGACTCTACAACAGTGTCTGGCAATGTTAGTGCAAACTTGTTAATTGGTAATATCATTACACAGCAAATTACCAGTCCTATAGGTGATTTGCATTTTAGTGCAGCTACCAACGATCCTAATAATATTATTAGATTTGATAGTGTAAGTGCTTTTGATATTCCTTCAGGTAATACAGCGCAACGACCACCAAACCCTGACTTTGGGTTAGTTAGATATAATACTGATCTTGGTAGTGTTGAATGGTGGGGTGGCTCACAGTGGGTAGCTGGTTCTAATTTAATTAGTACACAACAAATTAATCCCGATGGCATTAGCGACACTTATACATTAAGCGAAGCAACAGTTGAAAATGCAATACTAGTTAACATTAACGGTACTATTCAGCAAGCAGGTGCAGGCGCATATAGTGTTACTGGCGATCAAATTACTTTTGCCGAAATACCATTAGTAACAGATATTATCGAAATTAGATTTTTAGCATCGGGCGTTGCTGCATTGACATTTAACTTTGCTAATATTGCTGGCAATGTTAGTCCGAGCGCAAATGTAACTTACGATCTTGGTTCTCCAACTAAGCGATGGAAAGACTTATGGTTATCGGGTAATACAATTAATTTAGGGTCAGCATCATTAAGTGCAGTTGGAAATACAATTCAGCTTCCAGCTGGATCAACTGTAGGCGGAGCAAATATTGATGCAACATTTGCAACGGTTAATGCAAATGTTGTAGCAGCTAATGCAGCAATAGTTACAGCCAATACTGCAATGAAGTCCTATGTTGACCAAGGACTTGCTGATGCTCTTTTTGCTGCCAATAGTTATGGCAATGCCATAGTTCAAGTTTACTTGCCCTTAGATCCTACAATTACGACTATACAGGCCAATTTGGGTGCGTACCAAACCTATGCCAATGCCAATGTTGTAGCCACACAAGCCAACCTGGATGCATTCCAGACATTTTCAAATTCTAATTCTGCAACACAGGCAATAAGTATTAACTCACTTAATGCCAATGTTGGTGCATATCAAACTTATGCCAACGCTAACGTTGTTGCAATACAAGCCAACTTGGGTGCATATCAAACTTATGCCAACGCTAACGTTGTTGCAATACAAGCCAACTTGGGTGCATATCAAACTTATGCCAACGCTAACGTTGTTGCAATACAGGCTAATATTGGTGCATTTTACAATTACGCAAACGCCAAAATTGGTACAAACAGCAACGGCAATTTAGTTGTTTTGGCATCTACAATTTCAACAACCACAACTACGGGTGCATTAGTAGTAAACGGTGGAGTGGGAGTTGCAGGAAATATAAATGTTGGCGAAAATGTTCAAGTCGGAAACATAAGAATTGCTGCAAGTGATTTTTATTCTAGTTTTACTGCAAACGGATGGCAACGTTTTCCGGGCGGGCTAATTATGCAATGGGGATCTTTGCCTACCACAAGTGCAACAACGTCGGCTAATATTACATTTCCTATTCCATTTCCAAATGCTGTATTTTCGGTCACCACACAAGCTACTGAGTCCGCGGGAGACGTAGACGGATTTGACTTTGGTGTTGGTGTTATTTATGCACCTGCAACTGTCAACGGGTTTTCTGTATCAAAAATTGCCAATAGAGGTGTTTACTGGTTTGCAATTGGAAACTGACAGATATTTTTTCATAGTTTTAAAATTCAATATTATTGCCTAACAACTTAAATCCTTAGTTCTGGTAAATACACTTATTACCGAACATTGAGGATTCATAATGGCCGTTACAAGAATTAAGAACAACCAGATTACTGACAGCACAATTACGTATCAAAAAATTGCGTCAGGAACGCTGGTTGGGTCAGTTTTTAACGCAAATCTAGCACTCAATTCGAACGTTGTCATTACCGGAAACCTAACAGTCAGCGGCAACACAACCACAGTTAACTCAATTGACACCACAGTTAACGATCCTTTGATTGTTTTTAACAGCGGATATGTTGGTACTCCTGCTTATGATGTGGGTTTTTTAGTTGATCGTTCGTTGGGCAGTCTTGGCAACTACGGTGGCGTAAACGCAGCACTTGTATGGTCAGAATCCGACGGTGCATTCATTACTGTATTAACTACAGAAACTGGTGTTACAAAAGGAACAGTTAATAGAGCGTTCCAGGCAAATTTGATTACCGGTAACTTAACAGTATCAAATACTGCAACTATTCAAACTGCTAGAATTTCTACATTACAGTCCAGTGGGGTGTTTACTGCAACTGGTAACATTGTAGCAGCATCTGGCACAGCAGCCACAAACTTTACTACTGGTGCTATTACAGTACCGGGCGGCGGCGGAGTTAGTATAACAGGTGCGTTATGGGTACAAGGTCAAAGCACATTCCAAGGCAATATCACTGCTGGCAATATTGAACTAAGTGGTAATATTAATGTACCAGTTGGCGGTACCTTCAGTAACACCGGTACCTTCTACGGTAATGCCGGCGGCATTGGCGCATTGTATGCAGGTACCACTGTTTATACTGCACTACCAACTACTGTGTTGCAGATGACTGCAAACGTAGACACCTATGCACAAGTTAACTTTCAAAACTACAGCAACGGAACAAATGCATCAACTGATTTGGTTCTAACTGCCGACAATGGTAACGATACTGATGGTTATCTTAACTTAGGTATTGACTCAAGCACATTTAACAGTGCCGGGTACCCTGGTTTTTACCCCAATGACGGTTACTTGATTCACCATACCGCTTCTGGCAGCGGTAATTTAATTATTTTCTCTCATGAAGCAGGCTCTGCAATTAAATTGCATGTTGGCGAGTATGGTGCAGCAAATGTTCGTGCTACTGTTACAAATAGTGGCTTTAGAGTAAACACATCAACAGCAAGCACATCAACATCATCTGGTGCATTGATTGTTGATGGTGGTGCAGGTATTGCTGGCGCAGTATATGCAGGCAGTGTCCAGAATACTCCAATTGGTACCACAACAGCCGCTGCCGGTTACTTTAGTACATTACACGCAACCAATGCCAGCTCAGGCAACATTGTAATCAGTGGCGGATACATCAGCGCACTGACCAATGCATACATAACAACAGGTAGAACAACAAATTTCAGTACTGGTAATGCAGTCATCACTGGCGGTAACATTACAATGGCTACTGGTGCTGGTGGTCCAACTTATGTTGTAGCAGATCATATTGAAGGCTTTGATGCTAGTTTTGGTAACATATCAACTATTAATGCACAATTTGGAAACGCATTAATACTCAGCGGTAATATAACAGACCTTACTACTTTTTCTACTAAATTTGGTAATATATATACTGGCTATGCAGATAGTTTTGTGATTGGTGCAAACACCGCAGCACCTGCAAGTTTCACTACTGCCAATGCAAGTGGGGTATTTAAAGTAACTAATACCACACAATCTTTATCATCGACTACTGGTGCAGCAATTGTGTCTGGTGGTCTTGGTGTAGCAAAGAATATCTATGCCGGCGGTAATGTTGTTATTGATGGTAATTTAACTGTTCGTGGCACAACTACAAATGTTGACAGCGTTGATCTAGTAGTACAAGATAGCACCATTCGACTGCACACATTTGCTAACTCTGCTCCACTAACCGTCGACGATGGTAGAGATATTGGTATACTGGGAAATTACTATTCGGATAGCGATAAATTTTTCTTTCTTGGTAGAGATAGCGCAACCGGATATTTAGAATATCTAGTAGATGCAACAGAAAGTGCAGGCAATGCAGTTAACGGCACATACGGCATTGGTAAATTTGGCGAGTTAATTGTTAGCAACAGTACTGCGTCGACTAGTACTGCAACTGGTGCATTAACTGTTGCAGGCGGTGTTGGTGTTGCTGGGACTTTACGTGCTGCTGCAATTATAGCAGGCAGTATCAATGGAACTGTAATTGGCAATTCATCGCCAAGCACGGGTGCATTTACAACTATTACTGCAACATCAACAATGAGTGTTGCAGGTGCAGCAACTTTAAACAGTCTGCTAGTTAATAACGAAGCCAAAGCATCAACAATAAATGGAACGGCAAACGTGTATCTGGCACCTCAATCAGGCGACGCTACCGTTACAGTCAATCCGTTAATTGTTGGTTCAATGGACAACATGAGCATTGGTGGTAGTTTGGCTGCTAATGCTTATGTTACCAACATGAAAGCAACAACCAGTTTGTTTGCAGCACCATCAGGAACTGTATGGATTCGCGGCGGCACTGGAACAAACGGAATCAACAATATACCAATTGGTGCAGTTACTCCGGCAGCAGGTACATTTACAACTGTTGATGCTCAAACTCTAACGGCAACTACAATTAACGGCACAGCCGGAAACATAACCACAGCATACTTTGGTTCATTGAACACTGCAAACGCAGTTATATCTGGTGGATACATTAGTGCGCTGACCAATGCAACTATCACAACATCCAGTGTTATTACTGAAACCGCAGTGACCTTAAACGCAACTGCTGCTAACCTTGTAACACTGGCAGCAACTAATTTAAGTTCTGCAAATGCAATCATCACAGGCGGGTCAGTAAACGGGTCGCCAATTGGTAACACCAGTGCATCAAGTGGTAGATTCACTACAGTGGTCACCACAGGAACTGTAACGGCCGCAGGTAACATTGTTGGCAATAGCGGAACAACCAGTACCAGCCTAACCACTGGTGCATTGATTCTAACAGGCACCGGCGGAGCAGCCATTGGTGGCAATATCAATGTTGGTCAAGGCGCTGTTATAAACAGTAGCAAATCTGTTTATGATACCATTGTTCGTGGTGCAAACGAAAACGCATTACTCTATGTAGTAGCTGACAGCACATACGATCAAGTTTCTATTGGTGGTAACATTGTTGCTGCAAACGTGGTACAAGGTGCAAAACTAGCAGTTAACAGTACAGATTCACTGTTATTACCAGCTGGGCCAAGTTCTGACAGACCAAGCGGTAAAGGATTTACTGATGTAGATGGTATGATACGTTACAATACCACTACTGAGGCACTTGAGTATTATGGAGCTGGTTCATGGAACAACGCCGGTACTTCGTTTACAGTTATCACAGCACGCACATTTGCAAACGCCAGCGGAGATTTAAGTGGTAATGTTGATGGATCTAATACAACGTTTACACTAGCAGTTAATGGAACAACAGCAGGCACCATGGTTGCAATCAACGGTGTTATGCAAATACCAAGTACGGCATATACAGTAACCGGATCAACATTAACCTTTACTGAAGCACCAGCACTAGGCGACGTGATTGACACAAGAGTGTTAGCAACTACTTCGGTAGTATCGCAACTGGCAAGCGACAACGGGTTTAATCAATTTGTAGCAAATAATACAAGTTTGAGTTTTTATACCGGTAACGTAACATTAGGTTCAGTTGAAAATTGGAGATTAGATACTAACGGCGACTTCTATCCAGTTACAAGTTCTAATATTGGTGCACCAAATTATCGTGTTGACTACCTGTTTGCAAGTAACATCGATATCCAAGGTGGTGCTATTAGTGGTGTTAGCTTAGGCGGCGGCTCGTTAGATAATACAGTCATTGGCGGAAACATTGCAGCAACTGGTACATTTACTACCTTGTATGCGAGTACATTGCTACAAACAAATGCAGCAATTGCCAGCGACGACCTAAATGGATTGTATGTTGCGCCAAACAGCACTGACAAGATCAGCAGCTTTGACAAGAGTGTTTACCGTAGCGGTAAGTTCTTTGTACAACTAAGCGATGAAAGCGGCACAGAATATCAAGCCGCAGAAGTGTTGGTGGTGCATAACGGAACTACTTCGTCCATTGAAGTATACGGCGTAACTTATACTGGAGCAGCAAATCTAGCAACATTTAGTTCAAACATTGCCGGTAGCATAGTTAACTTAAATGCAAGCAGTGCAGGCGCAAACTTGACAGCAAAGGTAACACCAACCTTGATGAGAATTTAATAAGAATAGCCAACAGGGAGATATGGAACTATGGCAAATAAGAATTTTGTAGTACACAACGGACTTGAAGTAGGTGGCGTTAAGATATTTGCTGCAAACAGCGATATTGTTCTTAGCGGTAATGTAACTTCTACTAGCTCATCTAGTGTTTCGCAAATTGCAGTTACCAAATATGTAATGCAATTACCAGCTGCACTGGCAGCAAGCACTTGGTATAAACTAGGCACCTTTAGTGTTAACAGTGGCTCGGGTGCAGGTGAAGCGTTAGAAATTATTGTTGTAGCCGGGCAAGGTTATGCTGGCAACTCCCAAGTAAAAGATATAATAAACATCAGATTCCAAAACGGGTCTGGCACTAATATAGAAGCAAATTACTACAGCCAAGGATACAAAGAAGGTATCAGTGGAGTAAAAGTAAAAAGCGTTAACGGTGTGGCAACTGGTACCAGTTGGGACGTATATGTATACATTAACGCAGACTTGGGCAAAGGCTTTGCTGAAGTACGTACAACTACAGATGCAAAATTTACCTGGATTCAAACGGAAGATACCGACCCAGGTACAGCAGCAGCCAATTTGGTGGTTGCTAGTAACAAATTTGTAACAGCAACCAGTAACGTTGTTATTACTAGTGGTAATCTATATGTTGGTGGTAACATCTATCAGGCTGGAAGTCAAGTAGCAACTTCAGTTGGTAATGGATTTTTAACTAAAGTGATTAACGGTAACGGTAGCACAGGTCCGTTTTCTTTGGGGTCAACCCCGGCAGACGCAAATCAAATTGCAGTTTGGTGGAATGGTATCTACCAACCGAGTTATACATACAGCATATCAGGTTCAAACATCAACTTTACTGAAGCCATTCCTACTGGGTCAAATGTGGAAGTAAAAATACTTGCAGGTGTTGGTGCTCAATTGCTTGGAACACTGGGCGATATTGACCTTACTACTTCGCCAACTGACGGACAATTTTTATCATATCAGGCCAGCACAGGAAAATGGGTACCAGCCTCATCGGCTGCACAATCACAAGTTACCAGAACTGCAATTACCTATGCAGTTGTGTTCGGCGGCTTATAATTAGCGGTAAATAGTAAACAAGGATATTTTAAAATGGCAAAGAAAACTTTCACAGACGGATATATTTTTACAACTGGCTCTAGCGGTAGCACTCAGGTCACATTACCTGAAAAAGTTACACCCGAGCAGGTGTTGTTAATTATCCATGTGCCCAGCAAAACAACTCTTTATAGCTTTAACGATACTACATTTAACGCAGTAACTTTCACCTACATCCAGCGTAGTGTTGCTGTGCAAGGTAATACAGCCAGCGGTAATACTGCAATTAGATTTACTACTGGACAATTTAATTCACTAAACTACAACACCATTGGCGTACAGCAAGGCTGGCGTGTAACAGGAACTGGCATGCCTGATAATGGTAATACCGTAGACTACACCAACGGCAGCGATATTATCTATTTAGATGTGCCAGCAACGGCCACTGGTACAAATACTGCATTAACATTTACTGATAGAAACTACCAAACTAGAATTGGTAATATTCCAGTTGATACCAGTGCGTATTCTGCAACAGACAAACTGTTAATTATTACCGACAGTGAACCAGCTCCGCTAGTTAGCTTCAGAGACTTCCTAATTGATCCAGTAGGCAAGTTGCGTGTAAGCACTCCGCAGTCACTGATTGACACTGACTTTGAGTACGGTCCGCAACCAACCAAATGGCAAACACTGGGATTAATTAATAATCAATTTGCCAGTTATGGTCGTAACACAGATACAGGACTATCAGCCAACGTATCAACAATCCAAGGTAACGGTACTGCAATCGTTAGTGTAACAACAGATGCAGCACACGGATTGACTGAAGGACAACCTATTCAGGTGGTTGGAACATCAGACGAACAGGCAAACGGACAATTCCTTGTTAGTAACACAGGGGCAACCAGTTTTAGATATGTAGGAACAGGAACAGTAACTTCAGGTTCTATTAAACAAAACGGTGTAGCAGTTTATCCGGGTGCATTCTTTACTGGTGCAGCCATCCCAATTACCGCAGTAAAAACATTTGGTAATACAACTGTTCAAATTATTACAGCCACAGCACATGGACTAGAAGTTAACAACACATTATCGGTGGTTAATTTTGCAACCTCAGCGGTTAACGGTGCTCAAGTTGTTGCAACAAAATCCAATGCTAGAGCCATTGAATACACCATCACTGGTTCACCAGCTTCTAGCACATTAACATCCGGGAATGTATATGTAAGACCACAAGGTATTGCTTATGCAAGCCCAGCTGACGGTGGTATCACAATGACCACAAACGACACACAACCAAACAGTCGTATTATTCGTCAGAGTCGTAAATATTTCCGCTATCAGTCCGGTAAAGGTGTTCAAGTATCGTTTGCTGTGGCATTTAACAATCCTGCACAACCTACTACTAATATTGCCAACCGTGCTGGTGTATTTGATGATCAAAACGGTGCATTCTTCGAATGGGACGGTGCCACATTGTGGGCAGTACGTCGTGCTAGTGTACGACAATTGACCGGTACAATTACTGTGACAAACGGCTCAGGCGCCATTACTGGGGCAGGAACGGCATTCAGTACAGAACTGGTACAAAATCAACGTGTGGTTATTAAAGGCAACAGCTATAAAGTTATACAAATCAACAGCGATACCAGCATTGAAGTTGTACCGGCATATCGCGCAGATAGCAGTATTACTAGTTTAGCAGGGGTACGTATCAGTTCGACTACTGATGCACGTATTCCGCAGTCGGGCTTTAACCTAGACAAAGCTGACGGTACAGGCAAATCTGGTTTCAACCTTGACATCAACAAGATTCTCATGTACTACATTGACTATGCATGGTATGGTGCAGGTAGCATTAGATTTGGTGTTAAAGATCAGGACGGTGAAATTGCCTACTTGCACAAATTTGTACACGGTAACAACAAAGTAGAAGCATATTTCCGTTCGGGTAACTTGCCTATTCGTTACGAAGTTATCAACGGAGCAACTGAACCAACTTATGCACCAACACTATTCCACTGGGGTACTTCGTTGATCATGGACGGACGCTTCGACGAAGATCGTGGCTATACATTTGCCAAAGCAGGTGCGCTGAATTCAGTTACTAACGGTAATCCTTATTGCTTGCTAAACATTCGTCTAGCACCAACTGCTGACAATGGTTTACCTGGTGGATATGGTGTACGTGACTTGACAAACCGCATGCAGTTATGGCCATTGGGTTGTGACGTTGCAGCCACTGACTCAGTTATTGTTAGTGTTATTTTGAATGGTACACTAAGTAGCCCAAGTCCAAACTGGCAAAACGTTGGTGGTAACAGCTTGACACAATACGACGATGCTGCTACCATAGTTACTGGTGGTGAGGTAGTGTTCCAGGCGTACACACAACCTGCTCCGGCTCGTCAAACTTATACTAACTATTTTGGTCAGCCGATTACAACTGGTGTAAACTTTGGTGTTACCAGCTTTGATCTAAGTAAAATCAAGGAACTCAACAACGGTATGTTGGGCGGATTTGAAACTTATCCCAACGGCCCAGATACACTGAGTGTTGTAGTACAACCGTTGAATGCCAACGTTGCTTACACCGCTAGAGCAAGTTTACGCTGGCAAGAAAACCAGGCATAATAAAAGGAACTACAAGTCATGGCATTACAAAGAATAGAAACATCAACAGGTAATAATCCTATTAGATTTAATGGGAATATACAACCTCAGGCCAATGCCAACGTGTATCTTGGCAATCTAACTTACAGATTTGCTACTATATATGGTGTTTCAAATCAAGCATTGTATGCTGACTTAGCAGAAATGTACACAGCAGATCAATTGTACGGACCTGGTACGGTGGTGCAATTTGGTGGTTCTGAAGAAATTACACAAGCTGAACCAGGCACAACCAGAGTAGCTGGCATTGTCAGTACCAATCCTGCATATCTCATGAATGACAGCTATACAGGTAGCCACGTAACAGCAGTTGCGCTAACAGGGCGTGTTCCGTGTAAAGTTGCTGGTCCCGTTGCAAAAGGTGACATGATGATTGCTGGGCCAAACGGGCACGCAACAGCCTGCGCTTCTCCAACAATTGGGTCAGTGGTTGGAAAAGCCCTGGAAAATTTCAACGGTGAAACTGGAGTAATTGAAGTGGTAGCTGGGCGGTTATAATAAGTTGCTCAGTGACAACTCAAAGGGCCCGAGCGGCCCTTTTGTTTTTGCCATAAATATTGCAATATATGGATAAAAAATGGGTTTAACCAGAGCACGTTTAGCACAAGTTGAAACAGTAACAGCGAGTTTACAAGATCCGATTACGTTAATTAATCGTGGCGCCAATACGGCAAACGTTGACGTAGGGTTTGTGCTAAATCGCGACGGCGGCACTAGCTCAAACATTGCAGTAATTTGGGACGAAACCAACGATATCCTGACTACAGTTTATACTGATAGCACCGGCGGCTTAAACAGCAATATCAATATAACCGGATACACAAATTTCA